TACTATCACGAGCAATCTAAGTTTGACAAGCCATTTAAGAACGTAGTAAATTTATTAAACGCTTTATCCAATTCTGGATATAATATAATGGGCATTACAGGAAGAAATGAAAAGAATAGACAATTGACTGTTGCTTGGTTAGTACAGAACAAAGTAGATATAGATGAGCTATTGATGCGCCCAGATAATGATTATACTAAGAATGGAGAACTAAAGGTTAAATTGATACAGGAACGTTTCAAAGGAGACTTCAAAAATATACACTTCCTTATTGACGATAATGAAGATGCAATCCTAGCGTTTATGGCTATTGGTATCGCAACACTCCAGATAAGGAACATAAAATGATGATAGTATTCGAGATGCCATGTCACAGAGGTCATCTATTAGCGCATATTGTTACTGTGGCAAGACATACTAAATCTGATAAAATTGCTTTTGCTGTTGCTACAAATGGCAAAGAAATGTATGGCAGAGAAGATTATAATATACTTACTCACAATTTTGCTTCTGAGTATATAGAAAACAAAATTACAGAACCTTGGGTTTCAATGGTAGAGTTGCGCGCCAATGCGAATAAGGTTGCCAATAAGTATTTTAATACTGAACTTAGAATTATGGCAGATCATAACTTTATATTTAAGGATGGCTGGGAAGATTACATACTTGAAGCTGTAGATGATATGGCACGTTTCTCAAATCTAATTAAGCGTCCATGCTATATGGGAATGGGCGGTGCTTTTGGATCATACGGACACGGACGAAAAGCATTTATTGGACCACAACCTATTTTTCCATGCGGTAGAGGGATCATCTATAATATGCCATTTGTTTGGGAATTTATGCAAAAATTGCCTTGTGCTGGAGAAGAACAATATATGACATCAATTCTATTTAAACGAGGTCATGTTCCTCTTAGAAAGATGATGAGTCCAATTCATCATACGATGAACACAAACCGTTCTATATTGGATAATATAAATGCTGATATATACAATCCTGAGCTTATTAGACAAATTTGGAATGATCCTAATTGGATGTTTACGCCCAAGTATTCTAATACAATCAGACCTCCTCCTGGGCGCTACTTTGCTCATTGCCCAAGAAATGCTATGAAAGAAATGGCAAAATTAAAAGCATTTCTATTAACACTTCCAGGTGTAGAAGAATTCACTAGACCAGACTATGGAACTAAACTAAAAGGAAAGGATCTGTTTGTATGATTCTTCTCGAAGAAGAAATTCAACCTTTATTCTGGACTCCTAGTCGTCTTGATAAAGATAGTTCTTGGTGGGGTCATGTGCCATTTGCACATTGGTTAGTATCAATTTGTAAGCCGCGCATCTTAGTTGAATTGGGAACTGAGAAGGGTGTATCTTATTCAGCTTTTTGTGATGCAATAGTTAAGTCATATATTTTTAAAGCTGAGCTTTTTGCTGTCGATACTTGGAAAGGAGATGATCATACAGGATCATATGATGATAGTGTTTATCAAGAATTATATGAATTTAATGATACTCATTATCCTATTTTCTCCAAATTATTACGTATGACTTTTGATGATGCGCGCGATTTATTTTTCGATCATACAATAGATATTCTACACATAGATGGATATCATACGTATGATGCTGTTAAACACGACTTTGATCATTGGCGTCTAAAACTTTCTGATAGAGCAGTTGTATTATTTCATGATACTAATATACGTAATAAAGAAGATTTTGGTGTTTGGAAATTTTTTGAAGAATTAGAGAAAGAATTTCCAACCTTTAATTTTCTTCATTCTTATGGTCTTGGTGTTGTTGTAATAGGAAGTAATGTACCACAACCAATAGAAGATTTATGTTTTATGACAGAACATAATATAGAAAAAGTCAGAAATATCTTTTCACATTTAGGAGCGATTTGGGTTGGTGTAAATCGTTCTTATCGTTCATTAGATCTTCTTAATGGTGGGAGTATAAGATGAGACTAGCTTTCTGTTTCATATCTAATAAAAAAGATAATCTTTTGAAATTAATGACTCATTTTCATTATAATAATGATTGGAGTTGTATTGATAGTTTTACCACAAATGTACTAATTAATCCACCAATACAGAAGGATTTTCCACAACAACTATTTCTTGGTCATGATTGGAATTTTAAATGGAAATCATATCATATGTCGCCATATATAGATTTCTTTTGGCTTAGACAAGATGCTATATCTATGGCAGATAATGCAGATTTTATTTTTCTAGGTGATGATGATATGGTATTTAAGAAAGGCTCAACAGAAATTATTAATGAATGCTGTCTATATATGAAAGAAAATCCAGACTGTGGTGCAATCTACCTAAGTGATAAATTTGGTGACGAATATAAGACTCATGATGAGAAAATTTACATTATCAATTCAGGCCATATAAGTATCAATCGCGGAATATTGGTGCGCAACAGAGAGATTGTGATGGATAATCGTTTACATTCTGTTGGGGCATGTGATGATTGGGCAGTAGGCTTTACTGCTATGATGCAAGGATACTATTTGGCGCGTAAATTGTATGTGCCAATTGAACATCCTGTTGTGACAAGAATTGGTAAAATAAGTGAAGGAGGAGTTAATATAGGATCAGATATAAATTTTCTGAAAACACAAGGTATCTTTTCTAAGATTAATGAGGTTATAGGTCCAATCGAAGATCCAGGTATATGGCCCAAAAATATATTTAAACTATATCGTCAATCAGCGATGTTGAAAGGGTTCGTTCCCAAGTACGATGTTGAAGGGAGTGTGTTATGACTGCAACGCGACAAGAAATCGTATCTTTGGTTGTTGGTGCATTTTTTGATGCGGAGAAATCACCAGCACAAAGAAAACTCAAAAAATTAGCTGAAGAAGATGGTGTTGATCTTCAAAACAACAGAATGGCTTTTGCTGAATGGCTAGGACAAAAGTTAAATGGTCAAACTGAATCTCAATCTCAGCAAAGACCAAATAGTAGAGTGAAGGACAGATTCAAGAAATATTCTCCAAGAGAATGGATAGATACAAAGATGAAAGATAGCCCATGGGCTAAAGCAGGTTTTCAAGGTATGAATAATAGAGATGAAGCACAAGATGTTATTGATGGAAATGATGCCATATTAGGTTTTCCATCATATAGAGATTGTACATGGGAGGAATTAGAAAATGCACCAGGTAATAGACCTGGATTTCTAATTAAGATGATCGTTGCACTTGAAAACTTCAACGAAAAATACTCATATATGCGACGATGATAGCCGTAGTCTTTGATACAGAAACGACCGGATTGATCATCAATCCAGCACGTTCTCTTGCGCTGCAACCAGAAATCATCTCTTTTGCAGCGCAAGAGTTTGATCTAATGACTGGTGAAAAATTTAATTCATTTTATAGAATATTTAAGCCAACTAGACCGATTAGTGAAGAAATAACAAAGATCACAGGATTTACTAATGAGCAGCTTGCCATAGAACCTCCAATAAAAGACAGTTTAGATGAGATAACTATAATGTTGGAGAAAGCAAATTTACTTATCGGTCAGAACATTACATTTGATAAGGGTATGGTGGAACTTGAATTAAAACGATACAATAAGAAAATTTTATGGCCTATGTCACTAGACTTAGTTGAACATACTATCTATCTTAAAGGGTACAGATTATCATTAACCAATTTACATTTAGAACTTTTTGGTGTAGGATTTGAGTCTGCGCACCAAGCTAATGTAGATGTTGATGCAACATATCGTTGTGCTGTTGAATTATATAAGCGAGGGTTACTGTGAGGATCAGATCTGAGTATAGCTTTCGCTATGCTTATGGGAAACTACCAGACGTACACAATCGCGTTCTGGAGATGGATTGGAGTGCTTGTCCAATTAGTGACAGGGTAAGCACATTCAGCTTTACCTCTTGGAATTTACTGTGCGAACAAGTAAAAATGAAGCCAGTATTTGGTGTAGAATTGGGAGTCACATCTCTCTTAGGTGTTAAGAAACCAGCTACATCTTTTTGGTCATTTTTTGCACTAGAGAAGTTGCGCACCATTAATGAACTGGTATATCAAACTACAAATAAGCCAGGACATTATCCATTATTAGATTATGGAGAAGCTTGCACAGCTATAGATATGATTAAGATAGCTGACAATAAGGTCCAATTACATGAAGTATATCCACATGATAATTTCTATATTGCACTGTCTCCATCAACACCAATTGGCTTATTTAGAGAAGCCAAATCTAGATGTTTTAACTTTATGGCATCATCAGATAATGTGTTTCCATATATAGAGGATAGAATACCGTATCATACCATTCTTTATAAAAATGCTGAGACGGCATCGTATCCACAATACATATTAACAGATGAAGAATGGCGCAAGTCTTTGCCATACGTCGTTTCTGATGAAGATGCCCAACAAGCTATCAATAATAGAAATGAAGCTATGTTGCGCTGTAATGCAGTCTTGCTCAAAGCTGATGTATTTAAACCAAAGAACAATTTCTCATTGAGAGATATGTGTGAAGAAGGTGCAAAAGAATTAGGTGTTGACTTAAATGATCCTCTCTATGCAGATCGTATGGAGAGAGAATTGAAAATGATTTACGATAAAGGATTCCAAGATTACTTTTATATTGTGGCAGATATGATGGCATTTGCCAAGCAACACATGATAGTGGGACCAGGCCGTGGATCATCAGCGGGTTCTTTGGTTTGTTATCTTTGTGGTATTACAGCTGTTGATCCTCTCAGGTTCAATTTATTATTTGAAAGGTTCATCGACGTTACACGTACAGATCTTCCTGATATTGATCTTGATTTCAGTGATGTTAAGCGGCAGTTGGTTTTTGATTATATTCGTGACAAGTATGGAGTAGCACATGTGGCGCGACTGGGCTCCGTAATGAGCTATAAACCTAAGTCCATCCTTAATACAGCTGGCGCGGCATTAGGTATTCCAAAATGGCTATGCGATAAAGTAGCTGATACTTTGATCGAAAGATCTTCAGCTGATTCGCGTGCGCTTCAAACGTTTGAGGAAACTTTCTATGAGACAGAAATCGGCAGGAAACTTCTCAATGAATACCCGGAAATTTCTGCGGTATTTGATGTTGAAGATCATGCTACTAATGCGGGTCAGCATGCTGCTGGAATTGCCATTACTAGTGGCGAAGTCCTCGATTATGTTAGTATTGATGGTCGCACTGGCGGAATCATGGCAGATAAGTACGATGCCGAGATTCTCAATATTCTTAAAATCGACTGTCTTGGTCTTTCCCAGCTATCTATATTTGAACGCGCATTGGAACTAATAGGTAAAGAACCAAAGAATGGCTTTCTTGAAATGCTGCCTTTAGATGATCAGACAGCATATGATGTTTTAAATAAAAAGCAATTCTCAGGTATATTTCAAGCAAATGGAAAGAGCTTGCAGATTTTGTTCCAATCTATTCATACGGATAGATTTGATGATTTAGTAGCAATCACTTCTCTGTCGCGCCCAGGTCCAGTCGCTTCTGGCGGTGCTGTTCGTTGGACACGTAAGAGAATGGGAACAGAGCCGACAGTTTATAAGCATCCATTATTGGCATCGCATCTTGAAAGTACATATGGAGAAGTAGTCTATCAAGAACAGATTATGTCCATATGTAGAGATGTTGGCAAAATGCCTTTCTCTGAAATAGAGAAGGTTAGACGCGCCATGTCTAAGTCTCTGGGCGTAGAAGCTATTAAAGAATGGGGACAATCATTTAAAAAAGGCGCACTAGAGAATGGAATATCAGAAGAATTGATAGATGTTATCTGGGGAGAACTGACACAATTCGGAGCATGGGCTTTTAATAAGTCTCATGCGTTATCTTATTCTCTTATCACATATTGGTGTTGCTGGCTTAAGGCGCATCATCCAGTAGAATTTGCTGCGGCTACTCTTGATAACGAAGCAGAACCTATGAAGCAATTGCATCTGTTGCGCGAACTTGATATAGAAGGTATCAAGTATAAGCCATTAGATGTCGATCACTCAATAGATAAATGGACAATTAAAGTAGAAGATGGTAAGAAAATTCTAGTTGGTCCTTTGACAAATATCAAAGGCGTAGGGCCAGTCACTGTTCGTAAGATAATGGAATCACGCAACGGTGGTGCGCCACTAACTCCAGCAATATTGGAGAAATTAAAAATGGCATCGACAAAGATAGACTCATTAACTCCTATTAGTGATGCAATTAATAAGTTGCATCCAGATCTAACTGCAATCAAAATCTTTTCTAGTCCAATTCCTATATGTGAGTTGTATGCAGGATTAGATGGAGAATATATGATTTTTGGGCTAGTTAAAAGAATACAGCCTAGAGATGAAAATGACTTGCACTCAATAGCGAAAAGAGATGGAAGAAAATTAGAAGGACCGTCTTGGAGCTTAAATCTGTTTATGCATGATGATACAGATGAGATACTTTGTAAGATTGATAGATTTGATTATGAAACATCTGGAAAGAGAATTGAAGAAATAGGAGGACAAGGTGATTCTCTTTATGCCATAAAAGGTCGTATCCCACGCGGTTTTAGAATGATTTTAATATCAGGTATAAGATATTTGGGTCGCATGTCTGATTTGGATATAAAAGTTCCTAAGTATCAAGGTGCGGATCTATTTGCATGAAGATATTTGTATGGTTATTCAGTCTGTCTTTGATAGGGCTATGGCTTACAGCATTGATAATAGTGCTGTTTGTTCCAAAAGCTCATAAGCACTTGTCAATTGATGGAGTACAATATGAAAACATGTCCAAGATGCGGAGGTGAAAAGAAAACTAATAAAGGTATTTATTGTCAACCTTGCGCTGTTCATATTGCTGCCCTAAAAGGAAAATTATCAGAACAGAGTAAGAAAAGCGCAAGTAAAGGTGGACTAAAAGGTGGACGTTCCACTAGAAGATCACAAAAGAAAGTGACTTTGCCTCCAATCGGAAAGAAATGATGATACGAGTTGTTGCTGAAAATAGATATCTCACAGTCTATGGGCCATTTCCTTTAAATTTTTTGAAGGTATTGTCGCGCACCAGTGGACGTAAGATCTGGACCCAATCTAAGCAAGTTAGAGTGGAAGGTTCTGCATGGAATCTTAACATCTTAAAGAATAGTGGATTTGATTTAAATTTTGAAGATGCTACTAATGACATAAAAGAAATTGAAGAAATTAAGAATATGCTAACTATTGCTGAGCCTATTAAACATAATTATCATCCTAAACTTGCGCTTAAAGATCATCAAGTAGAAGGACTGAACCTTAGCTGTTATCGTCATGCATTTGCTTGGTTCCTAGAAATGGGACTAGGTAAAACAGCAATGGCTATTGCCAATTTTTGTATTCTTTGGTTACAAAAGACTATTGAAGCAGTTCTTATTCTAGCGCCAAAAGGCGTACATAAACAATGGATAGCAGAGGAAATTCCAAAACATATAGATCCAACTATTCCTTTAAATATGACATTATGGTCAGCTGGCGCTGCATATGAATCATCAGAATTAAAAGTGCATGGTGCACTCAATATCTTTGCCATGAATATAGATTCAGTTAATACAAATGATGGCGATTTCGCAATTCGCCAATTTTTTAGTTTGTTTGGCGCTAAGTTTGATATGAAATATAGCAAGAAAGGAGAAAGATCATTTGTAGTTGATAAGAAAAGCAAAGTAATGATGATTATTGATGAGTCTCATCAAATAGGTAACTATTCATCGAAAAGAACACAAGAAACTATTGAGTTTGGAAAGCTAACAGAATATAGAAGAATATTGACTGGTACTCCTATTGCCACAAGCTTACTTAATATTTGGTGCCAATTTATGTTTCTGGATAGTCGTATTATAGGTATTGACTATATCACAACATTTAAGTCGCGCTTCTGTGAGACTGGTGGACATACAGGATATGACGTTATTGGAAGCAAGAATGTTGAAGAATTCTATACTCTTATTGCATCACATTGTTACAGAAAGACCAAAGCTGAATGTTTAGACCTTCCAGATAAAATTTATGCTCAACGTACTTATGTGCTAGGAAATGAAACTCGTTGGCATTACGAAAATATCAAACAAGCTTTTATGACGAAATTAAAGTCAGGCAACATAGTAGCGCCAGCTAATGCTCTCGCATCTCTGGTGCGCCTCCAACAGATATGTTCAGGATTTTTGCCAGACGAAAATGAGAACGAAATAGCAAGTAAGAGAGTTTATGAAATTTTCTCTTATGAACGTGCAGATATAGCTTTGGATATGGTTAAGCAAATTGAGGGTCAAGTTATTATATGGGCACGTTTTATCCCAGATATTAAATGCATAAGGCATAAGTTCCAGAAAGATTTTGGAAAAGACATAGCTTTAATGGAAGAAAATGAGCTATTTAAAGCTGGTAAAAGAAAGATCCTATTATCTAATCAAGCTAAGGGAATTGGTGGAAACCTGCAAGAGTCAGGTTGTACAAACATGATTTATTACAATAATAGTTTCAATTTAATACATAGGCAACAATCAGAAGATAGAGTCCATCGCATGGGTATGAAAGGCGCATTAACTATTTGGGATATAACTGCTGATAGAACAGTTGATAAAATTATCGCGGATAATTTGAAAGCCAAAAAAGATCTAGCTCAATTCGTATTAGATGACATTCGACAAATAATAGAGGCTTAAAAATGGTAATTAACCTTGATCAAACAGTAGAAAGAAAGTTGCTTTTCCTTCTCTTTTTAGTTGCAATCGTCCGCGAAGTATGCTATATATCAGCGGGCAGACGCTGGAGTAAATCAACGTCTCTAGCAAGGAGAGCAGAGTAATGGCTAAAATCTACCAAGTACGATACACAGTTGCTGACAGCACTGTAGCGCATGAACACTATACTGAAAAAGGCGCCAAGGCTGACGCAAAGCAACTGTCCAAGGCTATCGGAAATGCGATGCTTGGAGAAATTGAACGCACAGAAGATGGCACAGATCTTATTCTCAGAGTTTGGGAATATGCTGGCGGCGAGCCTGGAAAGGCAATTCCAAAGGAAGGTTCTCCTTCGCCAGTCAATGTAATCAAGACCGCTGACGAAACGAAGTTGGCGGAAGGCACTATCGAAAAGAAGCCAAAGGCTCCGAAGAAGACTGACGAAGAGCGTATCGCTGAAATCGCTGCGGATGCGCGTCGTAAGCTGGAAGAAATTGAGTCTGGAACCTTTGTTCTTCCAGTCCGCGGGCGTCGCGTAGCTTCTGGTGAACCCAGAGCAGAGCGTAAGGCCAAAACACCTGATCTCGACAAGGCGAAGAAGTTCCAGGAGCTTATGGGCGCCTCGGAAGGAACTGCCAAGCTTCTTACGGAGATTGGCGTTACGACTGTCAGCCGGCGCGCCAAGGTTGCGGTTCTTGTTTTGGATAACAATGGCCCCATCTTCGCTTCGCAGGTTGCTGAGCTCTACAATACCAATCTTGACGAAGGCGAGATCAAGATTGAAATCAAGGAAGTTATGGCGTGCGTTAACCATATCGTGTATCTGCTTACGCGTGAAGAGAAGCCTTGGCGCATTACGATCCGTCCGAAGGATGGCGGAGACAAGCGCCTGAACTTTGTTCCAATCCGTGTTGAATACGAGGACACGGATGATGAACCGGAAGCTGATCAATCCGCTGCCTAAAGACTTGGGGAGCGCCCTTGTGGCGCTCCTTCTTTTATGAGGATAAAATGGACGCGATTGACAAGATTAGATATTCTCCCATGGAGAAAAAGATTCTGGCTGCCATTCCAAAGGATGGTAGATATATCAATACTTTAGAGCTAGTTGATATAGTCTATAAAGATCCACCAAGGAACGCACGGCAGTCTATTCTGACTGCTATCAATTCGCTTATCAGTAAGAGCGACGATAATATGGAACCTTGGGAAATTTTCAAATCTAAACCTAGAGGTAGCCAACCTAGTTATTTCTGGTGTAAAGTACGTGGGTGATCTGTGATATACCGCGGTAGCTCGGGTCCGATCCGAGCTAGGGCAAGTAGAGGGCAGGCAATAGGCGACGATAGGGCAAGCAAGGGCAGGCTAAACGACTATAGGCTGTATGCGCCTAGCCTAAAGGCAAGAAACGACTAGGCGAGCCTCTAGAATAGATCTAATGCGAATCGCCGGAAAGCAGAGAGCTAAAATCACTGAAGAGTGTTCAATTACCTTGCGAGGAAAGTAAATATGCGAAATTTGCGAAAAACAGAAATGATATGCCCAGAATGTAGAAAAGTATTTGTCAAAAAAAGAGATGATCAACGATTTGATTCTAAAGAATGTAGAATCAAATTCTTTAATAGATTTAAGAAACGAGTCAAAAAAGCTCAAACGGAATTACAACAAGATGAATATATTTTTAAAAGAGATGATGGAGAAGTCATCATTAAAAAGAAAATACCAATACTTCCAAAAATCACTTGCAGATCATGTGGTAAAGATTTTATACCAATGTTTGCTAATGAATGGTTCTGTTGCCATATGTGCAGACATGTTGACAAACGTCTAGTAAAGGTAGCATGACATGCAAAACATCTCTGAAATCAAAGTTCTAATTGATGAAATGGAAATGAAGATTGAGTCATACGGAGATAAGACTGTATGGCAAAAATCCAATAGCTCAGATTGGTACACTTTCATTGTAGAAAGTGGCCCTAAAATTATCCAAAGTTGGAGAGAGTTGGCTGCTCTGGTAAGACTTACGCCAGGAGATCAATTGCTAGAATTGATTGCCAAACTAGAAAGCATCCAAGCAATGGTTGCCAATCAAGATGTTATGCAGCTTGCGGTCAAACTTAACCGCTCTGTGGCGCCACCAAATCCTGAGTAATTATAGCAAAGTTATCTAAGTTATCCAAAACCACTATAAATAAATCACATATCATTTTTGTACATAAATGTCTTGCAACTGTCGTAATTTTGCGGTAATGTTGCCGCAATAATGCGTATGGGTAAAAGCGTTCACCAAATGCGGAGAGCAACAAATGAGAACTATGCTGCTTGCTGGCGCGGCTATGCTTGGGCTTATGGCTCCGGCTTATGCCACGTTGCAAATCGAAGTGTTCGACAATGGATCGCTGATCGACAACATCACGGGGATCACGACTGGCGCAGCTTCGTTGACAACCAATGATGCGAACTTCGCCAATATCACGATCGCCGCTCAGGGCTCGCCTATTTTGCCAAATGCCGATCTGTCAAGCATCACACTTGATGCCTCAGCGTCAGCTGGCTTTAGCGGCGCACACCTTTTGACGGTTGATATCCTGCAAAGCGCCGTGACTGGACTTGGAAACACGCTCTCGACCTTCACTGTGAATGGATTGGTCAACGATCCTGGCCCGACGACAGAGAGCACGTTTGCCAATGGAGGGCTACTCGCCACGCACACGTTCCCTGTGGCGCTGCTTGACGGTTCTTTTGGGCCGGTATCGGCAGCAACTGGTCCGTTCACCTCGGATGAGATCCAGTTCGCTGTTGACTTCACTGCACCGCGGCAATCGTTTGGCGGTTCAGCACAGTTGACGACCAACGTTCCTGAGCCTTCGACTTGGGCTATGCTCATTCTTGGCTTTGTCGGACTTGGCTTTGTCGGGTTGCGCCACAAGGCTGGGCGCCTAGCGTCTATCTAACAACAATGGTGGGAGGCTTGTAGCCTCCCACTTCATCTGGAAAGATTATATCTGATAGCAACCATTTCACCATATAATTGTTCATTTAATTCTTCAGTAAATTCTTCACGTTTTACTTTAGCTTCTTCTGTCATAAAAATATGACCGTATGTAATGGCTATAGCAACTGCATGTGTCAAATTAACAGCACCAAGTTTAAACCGTGCTGTATCAAGATGAGTTTTTATTGTTCCAAAAGATACACCCATAATAAGACCAATTTCATGATAAGTCTTCCCTTGCGCTGCCCATGTTAGAGCCTCAATTTCTCTTGATGAAAGTTTTATGGCATTTAGCATTATAGTTTTGATTTTAGAATTGCGATTTCTGCTTCAAGTTCCTTGACTTTGGCAATAGTCAATGCTAGTGCTTGACCAATGTCAATACCTTCAACTTTCTTTACCATTTCTTCTGGAACACTTGATCCTGGCGCAGCATAAGCAGCAATTTCTTCAGGTAATTCTTCAGCGACAAAGCCCCATCGTTCGCGGCCCCAATCATGATAATTTTCATTTAATATAAAGCGCCGCACCTTGAGAGCGCTCCAAGCTGATTTATGCTCGCCCATTCGCGCATCGCGAACAGTAGATTTCATTTCTAATAAGCAACGTTGGGCAAGAGACGTGCAAGAAACATCTCCATTGAAATATATTCCTGGTGGTGAGTTAACAGTCGTATTGAAAACTGTTTGAGTACCCCAACCACCTACAGAAGAATCACACCGCAATTGAGCTTCTGGACGATTATTCCATCCTACTCTATAACTATATAGCCATGCATTCCATGCACCTGAACCTTCCATAAAAACCATTGATGATGATGTTGCCCCAGTGTTATTGGTCGTACTCTGAGCAATAAATGCTGGCGTACCGCTGTTTGCGCCAACAACTACACCTAATGTGCCACCAAGCCAATCATCAAATTGCCACCTATAACCATTCTCAGCCTTAATATGCATTAAACCGCCTGAACCATAACCAATATAACCGCGACGAGTTCCTTCTTGAGTATAAAAACTCATTTCACCAGTTTGTGATGCTGCACCATGTATTTCAATTTTACCAGTATTATTAGCACTTTGTACTCTTAGAGTATTGGCAATAGATGTTAAGCCAGTAACATTCAAAGTGCTACCTATAGTCACGGCACCACTTACTAAAAATGTCCCAGCAGTAATTCCTAAAATATCAAAAGCTACAGAACTAAAAGACATACCACCAGGAAATGTTAATCCATTACCAATATTTAGAAAATTCAAACTTCCTGTCAAATTATCACCGGCTTTTTTCACCAAAGTAGCTTCGGCAGTTGCTAATGAATCTTGAACACTTGACTCCCCAAATACTGGAGGATTAACTGCAACATTGGCAGCCAAATTAGATGGAGAACCAACATTGAGTAGAAACCAAGTTGTTCCATCACATATCCACCAATCACCAACTTCTGCTAATACCCGTGTTTCTGGTGGACCAAAAGCTGGCGTTCCGCGAACATTAACAATCACATAGTCATTAGCCCATTCTGGCGCTGCATCTGGTAACCATCCATTAGGAAGAAGAGTTCCAGGAATAAAATTAGCTATTGATGTCGAAGCATCGAATGACCCAATAAACTGTTGCGCACCAGAAACGCCTCGATCCACATAAAGTTTTGTTGCTGCTTGATTATCTTGAGTAGGTTCACGATCCAATAAAACAGTAGCATTAAGATTGATTACTGCATTACCTTGAATAATTGGATCTGTATTATTAATTAAAATTGGTGCTCCTCTAGGAATACCATTTTGATCATATCTAATTAATGCAAAATCAGGTAGTAACCCTGCGCCACCTCCTACAGCTATACTCCACCATGGATTTTGACCTGCATATGGATCGTAAAGATCAATTACAGATAATTTTAGTATTCCGGTTAATGTGCCACCTGTTAATGGCAAATAATTATCTTCAAGATATTGTTTGGGTACAGCACCCATAGGAACAGTTGGATCTCCAAATAATGCTAATTCTCCTGTCATTATATCGCCAGTTAATTCAACATAGCGAGCATCTGCTTGAACAAAATTTAATGGTGATATATTATGATTAACATATATCTGATTAATTTCATCCCAAACAATAAGTTCTCCATTATAAATAGGTTTACCTCCAATACCAGGTAATATTGCAGGTGCAAGTTCTGGCATTACTGGATTAGTAGTTTTAGCAATCCATGTAAATCCATTTTTTAATAATGTCATAGTATCAGGATCTAAATCAGGATCATTAGCAGCAACATCCCATATACCTTTAATTTGAAATGCACCTAATCTTCTCTCCATTACTTGATGCACAAATTGTCTATTGGTGGCATCTAATTTGCCCCAACCATCTAGCTCCTCGCCAAACAAAGCCCAAGGAGTACGGACCTTTAGTGAACCAGCAGACTCACCCATTACATCTTTCCCATAAAGACCTTAATTGCTGCCAACACACCAACTATAATACCTGCGAATTCCAATAATGTTTTGGCTAAATCTGCATTAGAACAAACTGGTGGTATATTCTCCATTTTGATAATATAGAATTGTACACATTCATATTCAGTATAAAAACCTATTCCTAAGATCAAATATAGTAAGCCAAATACACCAATTACCGCTATAATGGTAACCATTGCAAATGTTTTTTGGTCTTCATCACTCACTACGCAAAGCCGTTGCGGGTGCCTTTATTATCAATAGTCATAGCCATGTGGCGTGGCGTGCCACTAGTTAAACCCAGATGCACCCAAGTATCATATTCATGGATCAATTGGTCAATACCTAATTCTTTCATAATTGGTTCTAATTTCTTACAAATTTGTTTTGGTGTACCAAAACCTGGACAACTAAAATCAACTGCAAGCCCACTCATATGAGCACTGCTCTTGCTTCCTCCAACAGCAGCATTGACCTGTGGACTACGATAACCAGAACTGATCAATATCGGTTTATCACCCAATTTGGTGCGCACCAATTCCATAGTTTCAGCAGTAAGCTGAATATTCTTACGTTCTTGACTGTTTTCTGGAGGAATATTTTTGATACCTTTACGCGCAGCCGTTTGGCTATCGGTAAACTCTTCCAGAGTAAAATGTGGTGTTAGTTGAGTCATTGTTGCCTCGTAGCAATTGCTTGATTAATTGCTCCAGAAACGATAGCTATAATTGGAGCTGGATCAACAAACGGACGCATAGAACCATCTTGTGTTTTTGCAAAGATGATTGAATTGTTCAAATGCATTATGATTTGTTCCACAGCTTCTCCAGCCAAATGAATAGCAGGTGCTCTTTGTGTGGGAGGATTAAACGGCGCGTTCATTTCTTTCTCCACTATATCGTTCATCTTGCTCGCCTTGCTAGAATGTTTCCAGTTACTAGCACATTTCCAGATGGAAAGTTCACATGTCCAATCAAATAATATGGTGTTGGTATACTTATACTTGCGCGGCAAGGTCTTAATGATATAACTGCAAAACTATTAACAGCAAAGTTCATTGGTAAAGACATACGTGATACACCAGGTCCAGGTGTATTGGGAATTGCAATTATGTTAGGATTTATTCCAGCTTGTATCAATGTAGGCATCATATTTGATGTAGACCAATTAAACCAAAGTTCACCATTAATATCCCAATCACCTGGTGTTAATGTAACACCAATAATATTTGTTGGTATTCCAGATGTTATGGATATTCCAGCTGTTGCTGAATTTGTAGAAACTTGTCCAACAGCACCTGGAGTAGCATTATCATTTGTACCTGTACCTGCAATACCAAGAATAGAATCAGGAACGAATGGTGCATTCATTACAAGCGGACCATTCATAGTTCCGCCAGCTGTAGGTAAAAAGGAACCTCCACCAGTTAATTGATTATCAACATATTCTTTGGTACTAGCATCTAATGGATTAATAGGGTCCGCATCCAGAACTAACGTACCTGTCATAGTTCCGCCAGCTATTGGAAGATATAGACCAGGAGGTATTCCAACAGCAGCGCCAAGATCTGGTATCCATTTTGTTCCATCCCAAACCCATGCTAATCCTCCAGATTGGAAGGTATCTCCAGGAATAGGAGTGGCAGGAAAAACAATCATTTTTTAGGTTCTTCATGCGAATGAGAATGGGCATGATATCCGTGCCCATGCGAATGAGAATGAGACTCAAGATCTGGTTCTGGCGGTAATGGCTGTTCAGGAGAAACCTCAACCGGAGTGTGAGGCCAATTTGGTGGCGCTGCACCAGGTATAGGTTCATTTCCTAAATCTATCCATTTTTGATAAAGTATATAAGAAATATTTTCAGGATCATCTTCTAATATCACTATACCGTCACTTCGTAAGAGATATCCAAGATCATTACGACTATAAGTAAAATCAGCAGGATCTATCTCATCCATAGCTACTTTATATGGATCATAAGCAGTACGTAAAGTTGGTGGAGGATTATTTCCTAATTCTAACCATTGTTTATAAAGTTGATAAGCGCCATTATTAGGTTGATCTTCTGGTACTGATACTTGATCTTGATCTCGTACAATAACATTATATTCATTTCGACTATAAGTATATGCTCCAGGATTAATTTGTCCTGGTACTATAGAATTGTTCCATTGAGGAGCTGGAGTAGGAGCATCAGGCATAGGTGGTGGTGAATTTCCTAATTCTAACCATTGTTGATAAAGTTGATAAGCAACATTATCAGGATCATCTTCAGGCACTCTGCCTTTACCATCACGTAGAAGCCATCCAAACTCATTACGACTATAAGTATAATTAGCAGGGTTCATTATGTCATCAACTCTTGCCATTACACTCTCCTTATTGATATTTAATAATAAACGGAATTATAATGTATTGTGGTTCAATGTTATATGGTGCGCCACCACCTTCATTGTAATTTCCAATACCAGTACCCATAACGTTAGTCCAATAGTTTGCAACACCGCAAGCAACATAATTATCCCATTGACCAGTACCAGCACCATAAATTCCTATACCAACACCAGCTGCATATAGTAGTGCACCAGAACCACCTGTATATACACCAGTACCAGCTGCGCTGACCCATCCTGTAGTAAAACTACCTCCAGCTCCAGGTGCTACATTAACTGCTGGAGAAATCCATGATTGATATGTATGCGCATGACCAGGATCGCCTACTCCATGTGCATGTCCTGGATCAGGATGAGCGTGCGAAGGATCATAAACAGAATGGGCATGAGTTGGATCTTGAAGGCCGTGGGCATGACCAGGATCTTGAGGAACGTGCGCATGACCAGGATCTGCAATGGCATGAGTATGTATAGCCATCTCAGCAATAGTATTAGTATGTGTTGCTGAGCCACCTGTCGTACCTGGAATATCAGTTGTACTAGCACCGCGCGGAAATGTTTGAGACATATTAGGAACGGCGTTGGATACACCTGGTACGCCGCCATATCTATTTCTAAGTCTTGGTGCAAGTAATGGAATATCTACGTTATCATAAACTGTACCATCACACAATAGCCAATCAGCTGGTGGTACATCGTCGCACCACATTACAATTGTTCCAACTTTTACAGCACCTGCTATTCCAATATCAACATATTCTTTCGTTGTTGCGCCAAGTGGATCAATAGGGTCAGCATTAAGAATAAGTGGCCCTGTCATAGTATCGCCAATTAATTGAACATAATCAAGAGGCGGTATAGGTTGATTAATAGCAACTACCCATTGGGCAGATGTAGCA